GAGCGTTTTTAAGGCGCTCACATAAGCGATTAATAACAACGATTAAGCGCCTATGTGAACCCCCTAAAATAAGGGGATATCTGATTTATTAATGGTCATAGCATCCGATAATTTTAAATGGTGAACTAATGCATTTTTTACATTTATCGCATGTTGTGGCGTGGTTCATTTTGCCGTTCTGATCGTATGCCATACAATAGGTCTGAATGTTTAAGCCGTTTTCCGCATAATTAAATGCGCCATCATCATACACAAACGCCTTTATAAAGTCATATTGCGCAAACTCTTCCAAATATTCCTTTAAAAGATAGTCATGCCATACCGATACAAGCACGGTTATATTAGAAGGAATGTTTTTATTATCTTCCTTATATGTTTTAATCACCATGCGCACCGCATTAATATTTTTTGTATAGCAATAAAACAACTGATCGGGGTTTTTTTCCGCTGATCTGACCCACAATAATAACTCCATAGGCGTTTCAATTTCGCCCGATTGATCTATTCTTATATATTGCGGTTTTTTGCGTGATCTTGCGATCTGATTATTTAAATCATTAAACGCCTTTTCAATGTCGTTCCTGAATGCTACCGTGTTTTTAGCGTGTGAGTTTATAACCTGATTGTTGCCGTTTTTATCAGTCCATCTTATATAGGACTTTTCCACATAACAAGCCTTTTCACAATATGCGCAATAATCGCCACAAGTGCCTTTAATATTGCCGTATTTCGTGGCGTATGTTTTAGCGCCCTTAAGTTTGGAAAATACCCACATATTACCCAATTTAATATTTCCGTGTTTTGTAAATCTTGCTTTAATTTCCTGCATGTTTTCAACCTCCTATAATCGCCTATTGTGTGGGGGCGTTCCCTTCAATTACATAGTATAAAGGAACGCTCCTATATTGTCAAGCGTTATTTTCAACTTTTTTCACTTTCGTGATCGCTTATATAATAAGGTTGTATAATTTCATAATTTCCATATCATAAAAGCGTTCTGGTATCGTTTGGGGGTTGTCTATCCGCTTTTTATCGTGTGGCGGTGCTGATCATAGGGGGCGCTATCGTGTGGCGTTCATCCGCTTTTAATAGGGGCGTTGTGTTTCGTATCGTGGGGGCGGTGGCGGTAGCCGTGGGGCGTATCGTATGGCGTGGGCGGTGGCGCTTTCGTTGTGTCTGATCATGCTTGTTATATCGTGGGGGGCGCTTGTTAGGGGTGGCGTGTTTTTTGTACATGTCCGCTATAGCGTTGCCGTATTGCGTGGGGGGGTCTTGCGTTGCGTTGTGGCGTTGCCGTGGTCGTGTCGTGTGGCGTGTTTTGTGTTCTATTCCACAGCCCCCCGCATGCCGACCCCATCGGGGTGGTCTGGGGGAACGGTGCAGGGGTTAATCATTCTTACAGACCAGTTCCATAAGGGGTTTGTACATTTTAATGTATTCAATATTTTTTAATGTATTATGATATTAGCAATAACATCGTTCGATACCTCTTGGGTGTTATTGCATCCTAAATTATGCCTATTAGGTCACTTTTCCTTTCACGCCTAGTGGGCTTTTTTATTTGAGAAGGAGACTGCTATGGCGCAAAGTCAGAGAAAGTTGGCGCAGGAAATGGATGTGTCGTTAGGGACTATCGAAAACGCCAAGAAGAGTCTTGGTATAGAAAGCGAAACTATATCAGAAGCCGATGCCGAGCGCATCAAAGAAGTCGTAAGTGAAACTGCCGATCTCAAAAGGCAGACTAAACTACGCACAAACTACACTAGCAACGAGTACGAACCTGATGTCCGTAGGATCGACCAGTCAGAGGATTCCTCTGTACTGGATATGCTACAGGACTGCAAGGAACAGTATGTCGCCAATGAGAAACTCATTAAACGGCTGTCATACGAGATCGAACAGCAGACTCTGCTCATGCATGGAAACGGAAACGGTACTTTAAGTGCTGTACCGCAACTGGGCATGTTGGAGAAGTTTCAGAAGATCAACATCACCCTGCGTAATCAGATCGTCTCGCTAGAACAGGAACTTGGAAGGGTTGCCGAACCGAAGAAAGATGACGACCCATTCCACTAATCCTTTTATTGCGTATTTGGAAGATGTAGAGAAGAACCCTAGATACTACAGCAGAGAGATACAGGCGCAATGCGAAATCCAAAGGGAAATGCTCAAGAAGTTCGATTTCCTAGAGGAAAAGGGAAGGCATTGTGTCGAGTGGATCGAGAAATACTGCATGCTTGTCGAAGGCGAGAACGCAGGGAAACCTGTGCGCCTGATGGTATGGCAGAAATGGTTCATCTATTCGATACTCTGCTTTTGGGGCTATCTCGATGTAGAAGAGTTCGATGACTTTGGGAACATTCTTGGCATACAGAAAAAGTATGTCAGGATCGTCAACGATGTGTTGCTGATGGTCGCTTCAGGAAACGCCAAAACCTCACTTTTGGCTTTTATGAATGCGTATTTCATGTACCACGAGGACATCCCATCGCCAAAAATCTACATCGGTTCAAATGCGTACAAACAGTCTAGGCTGTGCTTCGACACAACCATGAAACTGATCAGGCGCAACAAACTGCTAGACTCGTATGCGGACATCCGCAAGTCGATAGGTGAGATCGAAGTCGAAAAGACCAACAGCAAACTTATCGCCATGTCGAGTGACGGCACGAACTTTGAAGGTATCATTCCTGCTGTTCTCATCATCGATGAGATACACGGAATGCGTACCTCCAAATACGCTGATGACTTGAGGAAATCAACGAAGCGTAGCGATGCCCTGACTATCGAAGCAACTACGGATGGTACTGTCCGTGGTGGCTACCTAGACGGACGGAAGGAACTGGCAAACGCTCTTCTGTTCGGCAAGAGCGAGATCAAGGACTACCGTAAGTTTTTTGCGATATATAGGCAAGAAAATTACGAGGAAGTCATAGATGCCTACAACAATAACGACATAGGCATCTACAGGAAATCCAATCCTTCAATGGGTGTGGCGGTTTCTACGGAGATACTTAAAGGAAAAGTCGTTGACATGATCAACGACCCACAGAAGAAGATTTCGATCCTCACGAAGAACTTTAACATTCCGCAGAATCCAATCACCTCGTATTTTACGGAGAGAGAGTGCAAAGCCAAAGAGTTCAACGAAAGCATTTTCTACAATGCGCCTGTTTTCTTGGGTTTGGATATGGCTTACACGAGAAATCCGTCAAATGACTTGGCATGCCTTGAAATGATGGTGTACAACCCATATACGGATGAAGAGTTCTGCAAGGACTTTTACTTTCTGCCCAAATACTGGGAGGAAGAGGTCAAGGAGAACGGAGAGGTTCGTATCGAGAAACGAGACATGGTGGTGTACAAATCGAAAGAGGATGCCAACATACTGTACAACCCAAAGGAAGGGAAGTACGGCTATGATCTCTATGCCAAAAGAGGCGATGTGGTGATAGTCGATGAGAAACTCATCGATACTTTGGTGGAAGAGTTCGGTGAACATGTCCGTACAGACTGCACAGGCATCACCGAGGACTTTATTATCTACTACATTGCCCATTTGGAACTGAAGTATAACTGGATCATCTGCAAGTTTGCACTTGACCCAAACAAAGCGTCAAAAATCGAAGCGTTCTCTAACCAAAACATCCCATCTTTAGACGGTAAACCGCCTGTGATCAAGTTTAGGATGGAGGACAAGAAAAACTCACAGCCGATCATCGTTTCCACGAAGGAAATCAGGTCGAGAGGACTTGTTTACAACAATAACCGCCTTACGGAACTGCATTTTGCCTCTGCACAGGCAAAAGAGGACATGTACGGCAACATTTCGTTCACAAACTCGATGAGAGAGCGAAAAGATGGCGTTATAGCGAATCTTTCGGCAAGATCGGCATGCAATGTGTTCATTCACAACAAAGACACAGGTGAGGCTAATTTGGAATACCTGAAAGGATGGTGGGATGGTGGAAAAGCAGACAGTTGAAGTCTATCTGATGTGCGGTGGCTACTATCCAAACTTTCCATATCCAAAAGCAATGACCGTTATCAATGGCGAACCTCTGTTCAAGCGCACGATGAGACTTTTGGAAGGTCGTGCGGAAACGCATATCTGTTGCAACACGGAAGAAACCGCCTTTGATGAGTATAAACCAGTCAAATGCGCCTTTACCTATGACCATGTGAAGGATACAGGGTATTATTTGGATATTTTCGATGCCGTTCCGTTCAACGAGGAATGCATTTTCCTGTTCAGCGATGTTTTCTACACGGAAAATGCGATAGACAGGATTTTGGAACGGTTCAGCGAGGCAGACAGGAATATTTTCATCTGCAACGAATATCCGTTCAACGAAAAAGGTTTAAGGCAGGGCGAACCGTTTGGTTGGATCGTCAAGGATGTTGGCGAGTTCAAATCGGCTGTCCTGCTGTGCAAGAGATTTCAGGATCGTGGAATCGTCAATGTCGTTCCTTCAAACTGGGAACTAGCCCATGTCATTAACGGAATGGGGGTCAACGAGTTCAATTTGAGGAAAGAGGACTGTTTGATCATTGACGATGTCACGATTGATGTGGATGATCCTTCAGTAATCGAGAAAATCGAAAGGAGAATCAATGAATAAGAATGTTTTCTTCTTCCATACGATCAATTCGATAGGCGGTGTAGAGACATTTTTCTTTGAACTGGCGAAGAAATACCATAAGCGCTACGACATATCGGTTTTCTATGTAAAAGCCGACAGCGAGCAAATAAAGCGCCTTAAACGCTATGTAAAGGTGTACAGGTTCGACAATCAGGAAATCGAATGCGAAAACGCATTCTTTAATTATAATCTTGAACCGATGATCAGCCATGTACACGCAAAACGGTACTATGAAATAGTACACGCAGATTTTCAGTTGCAAAAAAACATAACACCTCACATTGATGAGCGCATCAATACTTACATCGCTGTAAGTAACAGGGTGAAGGATAGTTTTTTTGCGAGAACAGGGGTCGAGTGCGAAGTGTGTGCCAATCCGTTGACATACGACAAGACCCCTGATCCGTTGTTTATTTTGTCAGCGCAAAGGATGACATCAGAAAAAGGCGGTGGCAGGATCGCAGAACTGGTACAAAGGCTTGACCGTAGCGGTATCCAGTATTATTGGATGATCTATACGGATACGAACAAAACGATACAAAGCCCAAATGTGATCTACCGTAAGCCGACACTTGATATTCGACCATTCATACAGGCGTGCGATCTGTTCGTGGCGGTTAGCGATTCAGAAGGTCGCTGTTATTCCGTTGGCGAAAAACTCGCATCAGGTTCAGGCAAACTCCTGATCACGCCATGCCCTTCGTTCTACGAGCAGGGCTGTGACGAGGAAAACTCCATCGTACTGGAGTTCGACATGTCTAACATTGATAATGTCATCGAGCGCATTCAGGAAATGTACGAATACAACAAACCGAAGAAAACCTTCAAACCGAGGAAAGTTGCGGATGAATGGGAAAAGTTTCTTGCGGAAGGCAAACCTGAATACAAGGGCATGGAATACTATCATGTTCGTGCTACGGAACTGTATAAACAGTTCAATGTCTACGATGTAGAACTTGGATATGTACCGCAGGCAGGAACAGAGTTCGTTGTAGATGGCGAAAGGCTTGAGAAACTACTGCACAGCCAGTATGGGGCGATGGTGATAGTAGATGGACGAGCATAAGAAAATCTACAAGACAAAACTGTGGCAGGAGACACGGAAGGCAGTTATCGAAAGAGACAGAGCAATCTGCTTTTTTTGTGGCAAGATCATCGGTAGCAGACCGACAGTTCATCATAAAGAGGAACTGAACGAAAGCAACTTTACCGATTTCGACATTGCCTACAACATGGATAACCTAGTGTGTTGTCACCACGAGTGCCACAACGAACATCACGCACGCTTTGGCTATAAACACACCATCGTGAATGATGATTTAAGCATAGATTATGCAAGGAGAAGAGTATGAACATTACGCTACAGCAGTTGTACACATGGGGGGCTACATTTGTCGGTTTTTGTGGAGTGATAGCGTATATCGTAAAACCGTTTTCATCTTTTATGACACGAGTCAAGAAGATCGAGGACGATCAGCAGAAGTTTGATGACAAGATCAGCAAGAGCGAGCAGAACGACAAGATGATTCTGAAATGCCTGAACGCTATTTTACTGCATATGGAAACAGGCAACAGCACAGGGGAACTGCGGAAGCAGAAGAAGGAACTGGACGACTATCTGATCGAAAGCAAGTAAGGAGACATAATGAAGTTTCATATACCATTTACAAAATACGATGTGCATGTCTCCAAACGAGGTTTGAGTTATGTAAGGGATGGTCAACTGGTCGGCTTTACCGACTGGGTGAACGGTGGCATCTTTACGCAGACGACACCGATCATGGAAGAAATCTACAACACTTTTGCAAGCGAGTTCGCCAAAATCGACCTGAAGCATGTTGTCAGCAAGGGCGATGACTATGAGATCAGGGATGACAAGTTGAGTTATCTCGTTGGCGAAAGACCGAATCCGTTGCAGAGCAAGTTTGAGTTCCTGTACACGATGATGTACCAGTTACTGAAATACGGCAACGCTTTGGCTTTCCTAGAGAGAGACAAGAACGGCAATGTCGTCAGGATCAATCCATGCAACGCATTGGACTACGAGTTCGGTGGCGGTTATCAGGTGGCTGATGAACTGATCTACATGAAATACCGCAACATCAAGACGGCAATGATCGAACTGGTCGATTACCGAAATGTCATTCATTTGAGGTACAACCCTAACGATATCTTCTATGGCGACATGTTTACAAGCGGTGCGTACAACAAGGTCATTATCGATGTCATCGATGCATCTTTGGCAACACTTTTGAACGAGTTGAGAGACTGCGGAACTGTCCGTGGAATCATACAGATAGGTGGTGCGGCTACAGGGTATGCTCGTGGCGTGGCA